CTGGATTTAAAAAAGCTATTATATTTGTTGTAGATGGAAAGGGTTCTACATATCAAAATGGTTTTGAAAGCACTAGTGTTTTTAAATGGGATTCTGAATTAAATTTAGTATATAAAAATTTAGTAACAAATGTAAAAGACATTGGTCAGTTTTACTCTAATGTTTCTGAATTTTTAGGATGGAAAGATGAGGAAGGTAAATTAATGGGCTTTGCTCCTTATGGTTCACCTAATCAATTTATTGAAAAAGAATTACATACAAATATATTTAGTAAAGAATATCCAGAACAAACTAGTGAACATTTTAAAAAATATGCTTTACAACATAAAGAAGATTTAGCTTATGAGACACAAACTTATTTTGAATCCGTATATTTAAATATGATTAAAAAATATGCTATACCTGAATACAACATTATTATGACTGGTGGAACTGCTTTAAATGTGACAAATAATTATAAAATAAGACAATATATTCCGAAAGAAACAAATTTGTACGTAGAACCTGTTTGTGGAGATGAAGGTAATTCTATAGGGATTGCAATTTGGTTATTTACCTCCGTTTTTAAAAAACAAAACATAGATGCAGAGAGTATATCAAATATATATTTAAATCCTACTTATAAATATACAATTAGCAGCGGAACAGATTCTATTGATAATGCAATTAATATATTATTAGATAAAAAAGTATTGGCTTTATACCAAGGACCAGCAGAAGCTGGTCCAAGAGCATTAGGAAATAGAAGCCTATTATTAGATCCTAGAATACCTAATGGTAAAGATATAATGAATAAAATAAAAAATAGAGAATCTTTTAGGCCTTTTGCTTGTTCTGTAATTGAAGAAAAAGCAAATGAATGGTTTGATATGACAAAAATAAAAACCTCTCCTCATATGATGTACGCAATTAAAGTCAAACAAGATAAGAAAAATAGTATTCCTTCAGTTGTTCATATTGATGATACTTGTAGAATACAAACTGTTAATAAAAAAACAAATCCTATTTTATATAAATTACTAGTTAGTTTTTATAATAAAACAAATGTTCCATTATTAATGAACACTTCTTTTAATGTAGCTGGTCAACCTATTGTAGACACCAGAAGATGCTATAAAAACTTTTGAAAAGTCTAACATAGAATGTCTTTATTTTCCTGAAATAAACAAAATACTGTATAAATAATGAATCAAACAAAAGATACACTTAATACAATAACAATTGTGGGAGGAGGCACAGCAGGTCTAACTACCGCTTTAATATTTAACGTGCGTTTAAAAAGCCATATTAGAATTATTAAATCTGATAAAATAGGTATTATAGGTGTTGGTGAAGGTTCAACCGAACATTGGGACGATTTTATGAAGGTATGTTTTTTAGATACTTTTGAGATGATTCAAAAAACAGATGCTACGGTAAAATTAGGAATTTATTTTAAGAATTGGACTAAAAAACCATACTACCATAATGTTACAAATTTTCATCAAAATAAACTTGGTCAGTATCCTATAGGAGCAGCATTAAATTATATTAATGATGTTGAACAAATTAAAATAACGGATTATCATAACATAGATAATAAAGTTGAGTTTACAAAAGAATACTCGCCTAGTAAACAATATCATTTTAACACTTTTAAATTAAATCAATACCTAACAGAGTTATGCAAAAAAAGAGGTATTGAAATTATTGAAGATGAAATAGAAGATGTAACTTTAAATGAAAATGGTATTAATACTTTAATAGGTAAAAAAGAAATTTATACTTCAAATTTTTACATTGATTGCACAGGATTTAAAAGATTATTAATATCTAAATTAGGTGCAAAATGGCAATCATATTCAAAGTATTTAAAATTAAATGAAGCTATTGCTTTTCCTACAGGTGATACAAATGAATATACACCTTACACCACAGCTACAGCGATGAGTAGTGGATGGATGTGGCGGATACCAGTATGGGGAAGACACGGCAATGGATATATTTTTAATAATAACTTTATAAACGCTGAACAAGCAAAAATAGAAGCAGAAAAACATTTAGGCTATAAAGTTGAAATAGCTAAAAATATTAAATTTGAACCAGGAGCGTTAGACAAACCTTGGATTAAAAATTGTATGGCAACAGGTTTAGCTGCTAATTTTGTAGAACCTTTAGAAGCTTCATCTATTGCAACAACACTAAATCAAGCACTTGTTTTTATTAATCATTATTCTCCTAACAATCAAAAAGAAATTGATACTTTTAATATTAAGATAAATAACATAATGAAAAATATTAGAGATTTTATAGCATTACATTATATTACAAACAGAGAAGACACAAATTTTTGGAAAAATATTAAAAATACAGAATTGCCTGATAGTTTATCTGAAAAATTAAATGTTTGGAAATACAGAATGGCGATTGCGGATGATTTTAACGATGTAGACTATAACCTTTTTAGAGAAGATAATTTTAATACAGTAATGTATGGATTAAATCTTTTTGATAAAAATATGATAAGAAAACAAATAGATAAATTTAATACAAAAATGATAGAACTATGTACAAATAATAATAGAGGTTATGAATACATACTTAATGAACTTGCAAAAACAAAATATATATCACATAAAAAATGGATAGAAAAAGTTAGAAATAACACCCTATATGAATAGTTTATCTATAATGGTATAATACCGATATGCCATTACGAAAAGTACAAATAAGACCAGGATTTAATAAACAAGCTACAGAATCTGATGCTATGGGCCAATGGGTCGATGGTGATTTTGTTAGATTTAGATATGGTCAACCTGAAAAAATAGGAGGTTGGAAAAGCCTAGTTTCTGGTAATTATGCATCTATAGTAGGTGCTGCTAGAGATCAACACGTTTGGTCTGACTTATCTGGTAAAAAATATTCTGCACTTGGCACAGATAAGTTATTAGTTGTTTATTATGAAGGTGCTTTTTACGATATTACACCTTTACAAACAGACAATTTCTCTACAGGTGCAAACATAACAACGACTAACGGATCAACTACGGTAACTATTACAACAGCAAGTGGCCATAGTTTATTAGTAGGTGCGATAATTACTTTTGCAAATGCAGGTTCATTTACATCACCCGACACCGACTACACGTCAACAGACTTTGATGATGTTTTGTTTGAAGTTAAAACAGTACCTTCAGCAACTACCTTTACTATTGAAATGCCTACAGCAGAAACAGGAACAGGAGCAACGGCTGATGGAACTTTGGATGTACATCCATACCAACCTATTGGACCTTTGAATCAAACTTATGGTTACGGTTGGGGAACAGCTGGGTTTGGAGGTGCTTCAGGACTTACTACAACTTTAAACGGAGCATTGCTAGATGATACTAATGGAACAGGCGGTACAGGAACAGATATAACTTTAACTTCTACTACTGGTTTTCCTACAAATGGAACTATAAAAGTAGGAGCAGAATTTATTTCTTTTAATGGTATTACAGGCAATAATTTAAATAATATTGTTAGAGATGTTGCTGGAACAAGGTCAGCTCATTCTGATGGAGCTTCAGTAGAATTTTATATAGCCTGGGGACAAAATTCAACAACTTCTACTGTTACGCTAGATCCAGCAAATTGGTCTTTAGATAATTGGGGAGAAATTTTAATTGCAACAATACATAACGGTAAAACATTTACTTGGGATCCTTCTAGTACAACTTCTTTGACTACAAGAGCTGTAGTAAACAATAATATGCCTTCTAGGTCTACTATGTCTATTGTATCTGACAGAGACAGACATTTAATTCATTTAGGTACAGAAACTACAATTGGTTCACCAGGAACACAAGATAAAATGTTTATTAGATTTTCTGATCAAGAAGATTATAATGATTATGCACCTACTTCTGTTAACACTGCAGGTACATTTCAATTAGATGATGGAACAAAAATTGTAGGTGCTTGTAAAGGTAAAGATTACATTATGATATTTACTGATACAGCTACTTATAGATTAGACTTTGTTGGACCACCTTTTACATTCAGTATTCGTAAAGTTGCATCTAACGCAGGACTTATTGCTCAACACGCGGCTGTATATGCTAATGGTGGTATGTGGTGGATTGGAGCAACGGGAGGATTTTATGTTTACGATGGTACCGTTAAATCTGTACCTTGTTTAGTAGAAGATTTTGTTTTTACTAACAATAGTTCTGGAGACTTAGGTATTAATTTTAATTCTGCAGACATTGTATATGCTGGTATTAATGAATTATATTCAGAAGTAAATTGGTTTTATCCATCAGCAAATTCTAATTTAATTGATAGGTGTGTAACTTATAATTACGCAGAACAAGTTTGGACAACAAGTTCATTAGACAGAACTACTTGGGAAGGATCAACAGTTTATGCAGCTCCTTTTGCAACGGACTATCAGTCATCGCTTGCACCAACTTATCCTACGGTAAATGGTGTATCTAATGGGGCTACAATTTTATATCAACACGAAACAGGTGTTAATCAGGAAAATGCTGATGGTACAGAAACAGCTATTTCTTCTTACATTCAATCTGGAGAATTTGATATTACTACAGATGGTGAGGGTCAAAACTTTATGAGTGTTTCTAGATTTTTACCAGACTTTAAATCATTAAGTGGAGATGCACAGGTAACTATTTTTGTTAATAGATATCCTCAAGCTACAGCCACCTCATCACCTTTAGGACCTTTCACTGTAACTTCTTCTACACAAAAA